GCGTTTACCTCGGCCGTCGATACGTCGTTAAGCGCCGCAATAAGTCCGGGCACGTCGTCCCCTTGCAGTTCGTTGGTGTCAGCCACAATGTCAGCCGTTTCTGCTTTTACGGCCGCGATGTCAGCAGACACACTCGCGCCGGCCGGCGCACCAAGTCGAGCGTAGTTGTCCCCGGTTTGGGCCGTGTGACCGGTCAGGGTCCCAACCGTGGTCACGTTGGCTACCGTGTCGGCCGCGGGGTCAAAGTAACTTGCGGCGGCCAGAGTCCGCGCTTCCATTTCCGCGTTCGTTGGACCGTCATAATCTGCCAGCGCCGTATCACAAGCGGCGTTGATTTGGTCCGTTGGATCGCTGCCCTCGATATTTGTAACGTTGACATCCAATTGGTCCGTGGAAAACATCGTATCATACCAGTTGGATGTAACAATCATAAACTCCCGCCATACCGGGAGCGCCCCGCTCTCGTGGATCGCCACCGTAAGCGGTCCTAACGTGTTGGTGTCGGTCGTGTCCAATTGCAAATAATACCAACCGTTCTCGTCATGGGTTGCCCCGCTGGAGTCGTTGCTTTGCGCGAATGCCCCGCCGTTTTTCGAGAGTCGGATGTCAGCCTGAGAGATCGTCAGCCCTGTTTCGGCCGTCTTTCCGTCCGTGTCGTCCAGGAATGGACCAAAACGGAGCGTTTTTGCGGTGCTTTGTTTTAGATATTGCATCGTTACCTCTGCTGTCTATAATGTTGCATCATTGCCGGAACGCTCGATGACCCGGCCGAATACCAGGACCAATCGCCCGCGAATTCTACCCACGGGTTGTAATCGTCCGTGCTGGTGTCATTTTCCGGCAGGTCGGACGCGGACGCATCCCCATATCGAAGATCACCGTCATGACTATTCCCGCCTGCGCCGGTGGCGGGATCGCCACCGGTCCCAATCTCTACTACCGGGTAATCCCCGTCATAGACCTCTAACTCTGACGTTGTGCCGCTCATGCCCCGGTTGGTTAGGCTGGTCGCTAATTCGGTCGTGTCCCGTGTCAGTGAGAACAATGTCCCACGTAATGACCCGTCCGATTGGTGGACCCGAACCTCAAGCGCCATGTACTGATTTGCGCGGGCGTTTTCTTCCATCAGCCGCATTTGCAATTTGACCGATTGGGCCGCCAATGTTTGGGCGGCCAACGCTGGGCCGGTGAATTGCAAATATAAATGGTCCGTGTCGGCCGCATCCCCGTCCCCGTCCTTTGAGATTGTGGTCATGGTCGTGCTCTGCTTTGTTGTGTCGGCGGTTGACCGGATCGCCGTGGTCGTGTTATCCCAGTTGGAGCCATACGCCGGGGTTATGGGCGGCGTTTCGCCGGATTGTAGATATAGCCTAGTCGCCATCGTCCTCAAACTCGATTTCAAACTTGTCGAACAAATCCACAATTTCGGCGGCTTGGATCATCGGCCATTTTGTGAATGCCTTTAGTTCGTTCTGCAGGAATTCGAACACCCGGCCGTTTTTGATCGTCATCTTGAACGGGATCTCCTTCTCCATGTTCCAGCGAACTTGTGACGTTCCGTTTGGTAATCGAGTCTCGTGGTAGTCGATTTCGGCCGCGTAACCGTCGTCAAATTCGAGCGCGGTCAGAACCGCCAGGGCGCGGTGCGCCCGTTTGAAATCGCCCTGTTGGGACCCGACAATATCCCGGACGGTGACCGCTTGCCACGTCGTCAACTCGATCGTTTTGCTCTGTTTCTTTGCCATTCCAAATCTCCTTTTCTAAATCCAATAACCCCAACACCGGAGCCATACGTCCATAGTGCTCGTGCCGCTCGCCTCGACCCGGTAATATATGTCACCATCGGTGCATGGAACTGGGCCGGTGTTCTCGTTCGGGTAATCGCTCCCATGCACCGGTCTGGCGCTCATTGCGTACCAATAAGTGCTGGTTGGCCCAATAGCAAACCAATTGTCACCGGCTCCGCTATCAGCGGCGATAATTTGAATCAAGAGCGCCTTTGCATCGGCCGGAATTGCGCTACTCCAGGACGTGTTTTCAATTTTGGTTGCAGTTCCCACATCCGAGAATGAATCACCGTCAAAGCTGGTATTTGTCAATGGTGCCGACAGCGGGTGGAATGCATAAACGTCATAGGTAGTAGAACTTTTGACTGATTTCAGATTGCCGTCAAAATGAATATCATCGGCGTCTGGTGCAGTGCCGGTCGAGCCGACATAGAGCCCCGTGCCGATCCTGGTAGCGCCGTCAACTATCAGATTGTCGGTGCCTGGGTCCGCATCTTGACCTATCCAAATTCCACCGGAAGCGGTTATGTAATCGGTTACGTTCAGATGGCCCGGAGTTGTGATTTCGGTAGCGTAAAGCGTTATTCTCGAAAGAGACGAGCTGGACTGCAACCACATATACACCGGATTTCCGCCCGGATTCGTTGCAGAATAGAGTTGTAATGTAGTTGTCCCGCTGGATAAAGACGCGCCGACATTGGCTTGCATGACACTAGAACTGGTAAAATACAAAGCCGAACTTTGCGAGACGGTTGTACCTATCTCAGTTGATAATCCATCTGAATTGATGATTACATCCCCACCCCCGGCCGTTATACTCCCATCCGTGTCAATGTAGACCTCGACCTCTTCGCCGTCAGTCCCGCCCCGGAAATTGAGACGGCCGGCCGATTCATCCCAGAACAGGTTGGCTTTGTTTGTCGCAACCTCGCCAATTATGACATCACCGCCGGGGTCCCATGACCCAACGACAGCGGAGCCGGCGTAAAATTGCAGGCCGTCCGTTGGGTCAATGGTCAGATGGCTCGTCTCATATTTGCCCAACCCGACCCCATAGGTATCTGTGGAATACCCATAAATCCCGTTGAGATTGCCTATTGCCCAATGTTCGACCCATGACCCACCAGTAGCGGTCACGTTGCCAACAATGGTTGGCCCGTACCCGCCCGAGTCAACGCCGCGCACCGAGTACAGGTCAATCCAGCCCTCGCCTACCGCGCCCATTGAGAAAACGGCGTCACCCTCGTTCCAGGTATTGCCACCGGACCCGTCAACGTTCCGGGTCACGGTGTAGGAATAAGGGCCGGTTCCCGATGGTCCGGCCGTGACGAGCATTTGTTCATACTTGCCAGACGTTTCCAAAATTACGTAGTCATTGGCGGCTAGGTCATTGTGCTCAACGTATATGGTAGTGGCGGTCGTGCTGGTTATTGCGCTGGTAAGGTATGTCGTTGGCCCGACCAAGATCCGCCCGCCGATCGTCGCCATCACATCCTGGGCAACGAGATTTGATACCCAAAGTTCGGCCGCGTGGAGCGTCAGATATTTCTTGGTTATTGACCCAAGGTTGACCGTATAGGTGTCTGTCGGGTCCACGTCGTCTGAGAATGTCGCTCCGCCCACAACGTCCAGCGCGTAACTCGGGGCGGTCGTTTTGCCGATCGAGATACCGCCGTTTGGCACCACAACATCATAGCTTGCCAACATGGCAAGCGTTGACGGTGCCAGCCCGGACGCGGCCGCATTGGTGCAAAACGCAAAATACCCGCCAGATTGGGTCGCCATGATATAGTTAGCGCTCGGTCGTGTGAAACTCATCGTGACCCCAGTTGACGAGATACTCCAGTTTGCCGCTGTACCATGAACCCCCAATGATTTTTGGTAGACATCCAAACCGTAAGATGGTGAACTGTGACCGATCCCAACATTCCCGTCAGAACCGCGCACAAAAAGAGCATGGGTCAACGTGTCAGATTCAACCCGAAAATCAATGTCCGATCCATGTTGGTTGACCGCTACTTCAGAATCGCTCCAGGTTTGCCATGCATCGTTGTACGCATCCCCCAAAAAGACATAATTCATAATGTTGGTATCTGCCGATCCATAAACCCCGAAATTTGCCCAGTCAGCAGAACCGCCCGCATTGTCAATATTGAGGTCAAAAAAGTTAAACGCAACCCCACCGCTGGCCCTGGTCGTTGTGACGGTTATGGTTGGTGTAGATGCCTCGACGGTCAAACCGGCGAACTGCACAGAATCCCCCGTGTCAACCCCCTGATCCATGGACCCCACATAACCCCATTGGGCGGCGCTTATTGTGACCGCTCCGATGTTTTCCAGTTGTTGGATTTCGGCGGTCGTTAGGTTTTTCAGCTCGTCCGGGAACCCATCAACGTCCGTTTTAAGCGCGGAAATATCCACGCCGTCAACGTTCCCAACATTGGTAATTGCAAATCCGCCCATATCGAGCGCGGCCGTCATTGTCCCCTGAACCTCGAAATTCTGTACATACGCATCACCGTCCGCGGCAATCTCGGCCGTGATGACGCCCCCGCTGGTGAATTGGAGCGCCCCGGTCATTACCCCGCCCGCCTTTGGCACGTAAAGGTCGGAATTCTCAACGGTTGTCACAATGACCGTAGAGGCGACCGGCTGAGAATGACTACTCATGGTCGTCATCGAGCGGACGTGCCCAGAGAGAAATTCGGTTCCCGAGTCCGGCCAAATGTCAATGGTTGAGCATTTGACGCCAACCGTCTGAGCACCAGCGGCCGTTATTTCGTTGGTGACTTCGAGGATCACCAGGTCGTCATCTATGTCTATTTCTGTGTATCCGTCAATGACACGCTTATACACAACGCGCACCGTGTCGCCGGGGTTGAGCGCCGTTGCGAGTCCGGTCACTTTGATATCATATGCCTCATTGTTGTCTTTGTGCCGCGCGAGCCATTCATAAGCGGCATCAAAGAGCGCGTCCGCGGCTTGCTCGTCGTGCGACGTGTCCACGTCCAGCGGTACCACGTCCTTAAACTGGACCGCCTTCTCATATCGGCCAATTGCAGATTCTGTAGCGTCGTGTTTTAGGTAATTGTTCGACACGTCCAAAGTGTAACCGGCCGGTGCTGATTGCGTTGTACTGGCCAGCGTCACGCGGGCAGGTCCGAACCCGGCCCCATATGGGTAAATCCGCGAGAATCGCTCGTAACTTTCCTCGCTTTTCTCAAGCTGGGTAATTATGGCTACGTCGTCATTGTCGGCCACCGAAACCGGATCGGCCGCATGTCCACCAACGAGACGGATGCCGCTATCCGCCTGGTCGTCTTGCAACCACACGACTTCGCGCCCGTCGCCGAGGCGGAAATGCTCTCCGGTCTGTTCCGCCAACCGGCAAAGGGCGGCCAGGACCGTTTCACCGTTGAACGACAAATAAACGCTGGACCCCGCCTCGGCGTGTCCGGTCACCGTGTCCAGCGACCAGCCGCTTGGCGCATACGCCATAATCTCCGAGAGCGCGGTTGCGGTTGGGCCAACTTCCTCGATCGTGCATTCTCGGAAATCCACGGTATCGATCGTTGCGCTGCAATACATTCGGAGCCAATATTGCGTTACGCCCTCGTGTTCCATTGGTTGTTGCCAACCGGCCGGGATCGTGAAGGAGATAGTCCCATCTTGGGCCAATGTGTCACCGCCCGATTCGGTCCCGTCTGTATGGGATATGTCGATCCACCCTGACCCATCAAAATATTGAATGTGAACGGTTACGGCTTGGGCGTTGAATTGCGGACCAAGATCGAGGTATATGTCTTGGAACCGTGACGGGTTACCCCAATACAAAAACTCGCCTGCTTCCAGAGTCACAGAGACAAATGTTCCCGTATCGCCGTCGATCGCGTTTGTGAGCTCTGTTGACCCGGATGTTTCGACGTGTTGGAAATTTGCCGGGGTCACGGTCTGCCAATCGTACAATTCCAGGTCACCAACCTGACGGCTCGCCAATTCGTAAAGCATATCATGGCCGCTGACCCGGAGAATTGCGCCGGTTGAGGAATGACGCGTAAGAACCTTGTCAATTATCCCAGCACCAACCTCGCCGATCGAATCCCCGATCATGACGTTGCACGTCGCCCCGCGTTTGGCCGCTATCTCGTCGGCCATGGGATCACTGGACGGCATGGAAAAGCTAAAGTCCCCGGAACGGTCGAGTTTTAGTTTGCTCTTCCATTTTGTAACAGACGCGATCGGACCATAACCCTGGATGGTCCCGCCGTCGTCAATGTCGATTCTCGGTTGCATAAGTCACCTATGCGTAGGGATGATAATACCGGGTAACGAATGTGCTGGACGCCGACCCCCCGGTGATCGTCACGGTGAACGAATTCGTTCCTGGTTCAAGCATCATCCATTCGTCTTTATCACTTGGCGGGGTTAGACTGGCATAATCCCCGGACCCGTTATTGAGAACAGAAAGCGCCCCGCAATCGATCACCAAAGAATTACCCGCCGTCAGGGTCCCCGCCCATTCTAAGGTATGGCCCGTGGTTGTGTTGGCTATGGAGATTGCGGTTATATCAGTCGAATCCGCGCCAATTGTGAATTGGATATCTCGCTGGTTCACATTGCCCGAATTTGTGAGCGACGTTGGGCCGGTTTTGAGCGTAACGTCCGAGACTTGTGTACTGCTGGACCAACTCGGCTGAAGCAATTCAAACATCATGCTCACGTCAACGTGATTTTTGCCAGACCGCGGAGCCCAAACACCAACGCACCGGGCATATATCCACTGGTAACTTGAATCACTAGATTTCTGGCGGGTCAATTGTGCCCGCACCCCGTCAAGCGCCATCAGGTTGTCAAGCGCCGTCTCGAATTGTGCCTCGGTTCCGGTTTTGCCAATCCGGCCGTCACAACGAATCTGGCGGAGCCCCGGTATGACGGTTTCGGCTCCGTCCGGGTCAAACAGCCCGCCCCCGGGCAAGTTCAGCGCCCGAGACGAGAACCGGCCAGGGCCGAGTTCGTGCATTGAGATTGAATCGGGCAAATCCACGCTGTTGAATTGGTACAGTTTGTACATTACTGAATTCCCTGAGATCGCGTTGTGTCCCGCAAATCGTCCATTTCGTCTTTTAGGCTCTCGCCGCTGAAATCCGCCTGGACCTCTGGCGTTAGAACCATGTTACCAATTTCCTCGAGGATTTGCCGCAAAATCCCCGCCCGGTTGATCGCCTCGTCAACGGATGACGTGTCAAGGTGAATCACAAAGTCCTCGGGCATGTTCTCCAGCGTTGCCTGGAAATCACCGGCTTTCTCGTGTCCCAATTCCATCTGCCGATTGAATTCCTCTGATGCCGGGATCGCGCTCGATTCTATTATATCCGCATATTCAACGTTGCCCTCAATTATATCAGCCAGTTGTTGGATGTATTCCCCATTGGTGAGCGACCCCGCCTCGCGGCGTTGGGTGAGCAATTCGATCGCCCGTTGTTGCTGAAGTTCGGTTTCGGTCAAATCGCCGGACTGCAACTTGATCGACTGGATAAGCGCTTCCTGGTCCCGGAGCGCCATGTTTGAATTACGGACGGCCGTCTCTGCCGTCCCCCAAACACCGGCCGCCAGTTCTTGTTTGGCTTTCAGTTCTTCTTGCGCTCTGGTCAAATCCTGGACCGTGACGATCGCGGCATTCTCCGCCTCGATTTTGCGTTCCAACATGTGATCGTATGCCTGGATCGATTGGACATTCTGATCGAGCACACGGTCCATTGATTCAGCGTGTTCGACATTTTCCCGCGCGGCCCGCGCCGCGTTCTCCGCGCTTTCAGCTTGAACGTCTTGGGCGGCACCCAGCCTGCGCCAGGACGCGGCTTCGTCCTCCATGGCGTCCTGAATGGCACGACGGGCGGCTAGGAGATTGTCGATTTGTTCCGTCATCACCCGGAGTTCTTCCCCAACTTCCTCGCGGGTCCCGATCAAACCGCTCTCGGCTAGTTGCGCGTCAATGGCGGCTTCAGCCTCTTCAACAACAGCCCCGTTATAATCGCGCAATTCGCGCTTCAAATCACGAAGGATTAATTGCGCCGTCCGGTATTCGGCATTTCGGGAAATTAGTCCCGCGATGCCGATCCCTTCTTCTTTTGCCAGTTTCGCCAATTCAGCTTTTAGGTCCGCCGTGCTCGCTCGCATTCGGTCGAATGCATCCGTTGTGCTGTCCACCGTTCCGCCGACCTGTTCAACTAGCCGCTCGCCGGCCGTCATGGTCGCATTAAGAAGGGCCAATTGTTTCTCTTCGGCCGTCAGTTCTTCAACCGCTTTGCCGATGCTTTGAGCATATTGCTCATTGGCGTCCCCGACTTTGACAACCAAACCGAGATTGTCCAAAATCATTGGCGAGCCGCGTTTTAGACCAGTCGAAATGCTCTCCAACATGAAGGACGTATCGCCCAGCGTTGGGTTCAACTTGGCGGCCGCCCGGGCGTATTCGATCAATTGTGGGTAAGCGCCAGCCAGCGCCCCGCCGAATTCGTCCGTTGTCCCCGCGATCAATGTGTTCAGCCCAGCATATTGCTGGAGTTTTGGAATTGTCCCCCCGGTCGCATCGTCGATTTGGCGCATATATTCGGGCGTCATCCCCATTTGGCGATTCACCCGATTAAACGATTCCTCCAACTGGGCGACTTGCGCCCCCATTTCCGCGAATTCCAGCCCCTCTTGAACTGCGCGAGAAACGGCATTCACGGCCCCAAGAACAAGGTCAATTTTAGATTTCAGTTCGGTGAACGATATACCACCCTCGTCACCCGCCCCCGTAGCGGCGTCGCCAATCTTGACCATACCGTCTGCTATGGCTTCCATCCCGGCCGCGGCATTATCGACCAGGCTGATCACCATCTGCATCATTATTCGTTCATCGGCCATTTGTCACCCACATAAAAAACAAGGCGGGGCGGGATTCGAACCCACCCCGCCACCACAAAGGAGATTGCCCAGCGTTCGTTTAGCTGACGGTTCCGAACGCGGGAGCCACCGAACTCCCTGGGACAAACGTTACCTGACGAACTGCGCGGCCGCCGCTCATGGAAACAGGACCACCGAGACAAAGGTATTCCCCTTCCCATTCGGGATCACCAGCCGCTGGGGCGGCACCGCTGGAGCCCCATTGCATGGTCAACGTGCCAGCCGCGCCGTTTACCGATTCAATCACAGTGTGTGACCCGGTTGTGGCGGTATCGTCCATGTAGAACTGCGCGGAAATTTCCGCTTCCGCATGGCCGCGCAAATAGTTCTTGGTGTTGTCATTGGCAGCGGTGAGGTCTACTTTCTCGTGTGTGTCCCCGCCACCAACGCACGTACCCGGCACAAGGCTGGGCGTGAGATCGCGCGGTGTTCCGCCGTCATCGTCGAGCCAAATTCTGAAACCGAGTTCAACTTTATTCTTTCCTGCCATCGTTCATTCTCCTAATTCACCGTCAGCGCGATCATTGCGCTGCACGTTCCTGAAGTTCGAGTCACTTTGACCCGGACATATTGAAGAACCGCCCCACTAACGCTATCAAATTCACCCCCGACTGCGCTACCGTCTGAATCGAACGTGATCAACGTTGTCTCTTCACCGCCAAATGCTCCGGTTGGTGAATCCTCGATCACAAAGGCGAAATCACCCGGACCGGATACCGTTATATGTAGATTGGCGGCCGCACCATCTGCACCGGCCGCCCCCAGGTCTACAACGGTGCCATTCGTTGACGCCGTGAGCGCCGTCAGCGGAAGGAGAACGACGCCCCAGGGCTTGTCATAGTTAGCCGTTTCCTTCGCCGAGTCCATGACGAAATTTGCCGACAAAACCGCCCGCTCCTCGTTCCAGCTTAATTGAGCGCCGTCCTGGAGCGGCGGCACCAAATACGCCGGATCGGCCGCGGCCGGTGCGGCACCGTTCTGGCCAATCGCAAACGTCGCTGATTCGGCGGACGGTTTCGCCGCTATACTCGTCATGGTCCCCGTGTCGGCGGTATCGTCCATGTGGACCTGTAGCCCATCAATGCCGACTTCGCGCCGGCCGGACGGTATAAACCATTTTGTAACCTGGTCCCATCCATACATTGGCACCCGCCCCATTTCGTCCTGCAGGGTCCCCGGCTCGATACCTTGACCAGAGAAATCATACCCGCCGACATAGAGCCGAGCGCCAAGGAGAATCTTGTCCTTTCCCATTAGAATTCCTCACAAACGAAAACAACCGACTGGAAAATATATGACGGGATCGCGTCCGGTGCGTCCTCTGCACCGAGGTAAGTGATCGGCCCGTCATTCCTGATTTCTTTTATATCCACCGAATCCATGCTACCGGTGCGGGCCGCTCCAACGAACCCACCAAGAACCGCCTCGCGCATATCTCTGAATTCATCCAAGGAGTCGATCCATTTGGTGTCAAATGGCAACCACAATTCGACCTTTATCTCCCAATATGACTTGGTGTCATATGTTGCGTTATTGCGGAACGTGTCGGAATTGACAACGATCGCATATGGTCCCTCTTTCGTTGACCCGTCCAATTTTGACCAGTCGTTGATTGTGACCGAGTTTTCCTTGAATTCGGTCAACGCTTGGAGCGTGTCTTGAATCGCCTCTTGTAGTGATTTTTCCGTAACGCTCACCCGATTACCTGCTTTTCTTTGCCGCGCAATGTCCGCGAGAAATTGTCACCGATTCTCGCCAAGTCCTTCCTGGCGCCTGGTAACCAGCGCCGGTATGCCCGCCCCGGATACCGATTCGGCTTGGTGCCCGGATGCCAAACATTGAAAAACGAATACCAGCCAGCGCCATTGGGACCTTTGGGCCAATAGAAATAAAGCGCCTTACCTGGCGGCCGCGGTGGTTTCGGGATCGCGTGCGGTTTCGTACCCTCACGAATCCACAGCCCTAACGGTTGCGGGTCTGTGACCTTGAACCCGATCGAATCGCCCTGGACAAACGAACGCCAACGCAACCCTCTGCGAAATTTCCCCGTCTTTCCTCTTGGCGCTTCCGCGCGGGCAAGTTCGAGAAATCGCCGCCCCTGGACACGAATAAGATCGCGTCGATCCTGGAGCAATTCGTCGGACGCTTTGACGAACCGGCCGGACATGTCCCTGAACGGTGGCCGTCCTTCGATCGAAAATAGTGTTGCTGGCGTTGCCATCACGAATCCCAGTCGTGGAACGAATTACCGAATCCCTTACGCTGAAAAATGGGGAATGTGTCATCACCGCCCTCGTCCTGGTCACGCGACCCAATCCCGTCTGAGTCCGTTTCCGGCCGTTCAACGCCCATTTCTTCGAGTCCAAACGCCATAGATTCAACAAAGTCCTTTATGTCGTCCAGGATGGTCGCCCACCGCCCGCGCTGGCGGACATTCTTATCCTTGGCGTTGGGGCCGAACCTGCCGGACCCATTGACGGCGAGCACGAGGTCCGCTACTTCCGTCTCTACAAACAACGTCAACGTTTTAACGGCGTCCGCCTGCTCTACCGGGATTGTGAACCGTTCCTTTTTGAGCATCACGTTCAACAACGAGGAAACCTGATCGATCCACGCTTCCACCGTCCCGCTCGACGGACGAACAGACGCCGTAAAAGCGCCGTCATCGCTGTACATTGGAACCATGGCACCAACCCCGGCCAATGTCCCGTAGCTATTGTCGTCAATCGCCATTGGTTCTCCCTAACCGGTTTCCAGCATAAGCCAAGCCTCTACGTAATCCCCGGCATTGGCCCCCGTGATCGCAAAGTTCAGAATGTCATGAATCGGCATAATGTCATATTCGTTGGCAATGGCGGACCCGTCCGAATTCAAATTGACCTGAGTACGTGGATAGAACCAGCCGTCTGTGGCCGCGTTCGCAATAGAGAGAAGCGTTTCGCTTGGTGGACTTGGTGACGTTCCCTTTGTTTTCAGAACGATATCAGTTGTTCCGGCCGGTGGCGAGTCGTTGTATTTTAGGTATACCCCGAGCAATTTGCCTACTACCGGTTGCGTTGTGTTCTCGTTATTGGTTGCGGACCCGTCCGCACCAGCCGCTTCACCCGTCGTAATTGGTCCCACTATCTGAATCATTGTTTAATCTCCAGAATCTCAAAGTTCAACGTGTCCAAAGTGACCTTATTCCGTGGTTTGAATTTGAACCGCATACGCGCAAACCAGAACGCGAAAAGCGGGCTCATGCCAAAGGTCAACCCGTACCGAACATATAGCGCCAGCCGGTCAGCACCGCCAACCCGCCCAGGGATCGAATAGTTCTCGCCGTCCCCATAGATGACCGCCCGCGCACCCGTTGATTTGAGCGCGTCGAGCATTGGGCTATTCGGGACATGACACGCCCCAACAACAACGACCGCCCCGCGTAAATCGGCGGCCGCGATTTGGTACGCATTGCAGACCGTCTCCCAGTCCGCGTTATACCAGTATGGCTCTTTCGGTTTCCCATGCAATTTGATGTATACAAAATCAGAACCCTCAAGGAATCCCGGATCAAATGCGGAAAAAGAAACGGGTGGCGAGAGGACCGGTTCGACCCCTGCCACCCGCCGCACAACCCGCCGCCATTGCTCTGCACACAGGGCGGCTCGTTTCATTAGCTATTGTCCGGTGACGCGACCTCGATCCATTTGGAATTACCATAAATGAAAACGGCGAGGTCGTTTGCCGCCAGCGTCACATCACTACCGCCAACCGTCGCCCCGGTATCAACGATCGTAGTTGTCGTTGCTACCGTATTGTGAACAATCAAAAGGTCGCCAACCTCAACGCCGGTTGTACCCAGCGTGAGCGTCAGAACGGTTACCGGTGCAACTTGGTAATATGTACTGACGGGGTTCAAGGTCGTTGTGCCCGTGTCGGTGTTCGAAAGTTCGTCAATACCAAAAACGTCATCAACAACGAGATCGCCGGTTATGGTTGCGTCATCGCCAACGGTCAGATCGCCGGTCAATTCGAGGTCAGTGAAGTTTGTCGTTCCGAGCGTTTCGACCTGTTCCGTCTCAACCGGCTCTGCCAAAATCTCGGGCGGGTCCGGGATCGGGTACGTCACCCCGAAATAAGCGCTGACGATCATGGCTATTGCCACGATCGCCCAACCGATAAAAGTCTTGTTTCGCTCTGTCATGGTTTCTCCCTGCGCGGGATTGGGCGGGTCAGTGGCAACCCGCCCAAATCACCCGCATCGGTTATTTGTCGCCGGCCGGTTTCTTTGACTTCTCCGGCTTCTCTGGTTCTTCCGCTTTCTCTGGTTCTGGTTTCGGTTCGAATTCGAGAATCTCAAGATCGACGTAATGAGCAACCTCGGCTCGCGCCGATTCCGGGACATCCCTGAATTCGTAACGAACGAACTCCAACCCAGCACAGACGGCCGTTATGAGATTTGAGTCACTTCGAACACGCGCCTTCATTACGTGTTCCCCATTGCGACTAGTCGCCAGTCACCGTAGAACACATCATAACGGGCGTTGAAGTAGAAATAGTGCATACCGCCCTCGGGCTGGTCCGGGTCCCATTTGGTAGAGGTCAAGTTCGGCCATTCCCGCATAGCGACAATGATCGGCTTGATCGATTCGTTGGACGCGACCAGGAGCCATGCCGCGGCGTCAAGGTGCGGGCTCGACAAATGCGCGACCTTGCCGCTGTATGCGTTCTCTGCCCGGTTGGCCGTCTCGTAATCCTCAACATTTTTGACAATGTTGTGAGCGGTCATGTTCAGCGCCGGATTGCAGACCAAAAGATCGTAGTCGAAATCGGCATATTCGCCGCGGTCGTCTTTGAATGCCTGGGCCGCAACCATCACGGTATCGAAGTTCGTGAGCGAAAGAGCCAGCCCAAACATGTTGTCCTGGGCCGTCTGGTAATCCGCCCCGTCATCAATGTGGGAATTCTGGAAGAAATTCCCGCCATCGTAACAGAGTCCATAGGTGGTACCGTCCCCGCCATTCAGCGCCTGAAACACAAGTTTGTTTATGTGTTTCTGGAAATTCGACCCGGCTTGGTTGAATTTCGCCTCGAGGTTTCCGGTCTGGTCGTCGGCCAGCGCATTGCGCGAAATGCCGACTTTGATCCCCCAGTCCTTCGGTTTCACCGCGATCGATTTCTCGATCCAGTCTTGCATTTCGTGACCCTTGGTCACTTCGAGCGGCATGGGCGGAGCCCCAAGATCGACAAGATCGACTTCACGGGCCGTCATGTCAAACGTGCCAGCGACGCGTTGCCATGGGTAACTTTTGGCTTTGAGTCCGTCCAGAAACCCAGTCCGCGCGGCGGCCAGTAGGTGTTTCGGTGTTTGTCCAGAAATCATTTTTCAATACCCCCTCTTTTATGCTCCGGTGCAAACCTGCGGAGCGGTCAATTGAACGTAAGCGTAACCGTCCTTAACGTCAACCAATTTGCCGATTTGCGGATTGTCGCCGGCCGTGGTCGAGAGTGTTCCGCTGTCGCTCATGTATACCGTCTTGCCAAGATCAGCAACCGAGAAAACAGTTGACTTGAAACCAACGATCGAATCACGCGCGGCAAGTTTGATTTTGTTGTCCGTCTCGGTGTCCGTGGTCGCAACGGTGCAACCCTCAAGAGCGATCCCGAGAAAAACGTCGGTGGCCGCTACAACAGTAGCGTCAACGAAACCGCGACCGTAGGCGGTGTCCTCAGATTGGTCAATAATGACCGGTTGCCCGCGGTATACAGTCTGTGCCGCCGAATTGTCGAGAATCCATTCCTCGATAATCGGATCACCAAGAAACCGAAGCGGTGCGTCCTTTGTCAAGTCCGCCATTTTATTCCTCCTTCACAAAAGCGCTCAAATCGTAATCGTCAGCGCTTCCAATTAGATCGGGGTTGATTTGGAACCAGTCCTCAACCTTGTTGCCCTTGGCAACAAATTTGCGGATCGACAATTCAGCCCATTCGGGAAGGTCGCTCTTGCCGCCCATATGCTGGGCATGTCCCTCTTCCTGGAAATTGACAACCCCGCTCTCGACGATTTCACCGAGAACGGTTTGGAGTTCTGCTCGTTCCGCATCTGGTACCGCGGTGAGAATCTTTTCCAACCGATCCGCTTCAATGGACAAACCGTGGGGCGTCTCGTCGGTTCCACCAGTAATCCGATTACAGAACTCCGAGATTTCACCCGCGCGTTTTTGGGCCGCCATTTCGGCTTGCATTTCCGCCCGTGCGTCATCCCGTGCTTTTTGCCGCATTTCCGCCACCAATTCGGCCGCAAAGTCTGACCCGCCCGGGTCGCCCTTTGGCGTCAAACCAAACTCAGCGCGGACCGTTTGACCGGCTTCATACCGCAACCGTGCCTGGTCCGCTTTTGGCAGATCGGCGAAGTTCACTTGCTCACCCATCCGTTTTCCCTCCTGCTTTGGTGCAACCGGGTTGAGGTTGCATAATTCAATCGGCCGCAACAATAACCGCCCATCGGCGGACCGCACAGCCGGCCAATTCGTCAGCGTTCCACCGATGACGACCTTTCTGGTCATGTCAACCGTAGCGCTGAATAATCTACGAATACCCTTCTCGATCAATTCACGACCAATCTCGGTCCATTTGGGAATGAACCGGAGCACGTCGTCGGCCAGCTCAACGCCAACAATCCAACCAGCGCCGTCCCCCTTATCGTGATCCCGCACGTCAATGGGTAGGCCAACAATCTCGCCGGATTCGGTCGCCGTCGATTCAATGACGGCCCTGGTGTTGCTTTCCATTTCGCGCAAATCGTCGAGCGAAATTTCGATTTCCCGCCCGAACATGTCAACGAATGGGGACCCCCTGCGGGCGGACGTTGTGAGCCCATCAAATGGTCTACCGTCCCCGCTCAATTCAACCAACAGAATCCTTGATTCCATAACTACCCCTAAAACACACAAACGGCCGAACCCATCACGGGTTCGGCCAGCTTTGTGCGAGATCGAACGTCCAGTTTTGTCGAGACAAAAACGTCAGACAAGGATTAGTTTACAGCACATTTCTACTCGTGTCAACCGAATAACTTCTCACCGCGCTTTTTGAGCAATTTCCCGGAACACCAGCCGCTCTGACCCAACGCCCCGTTTTCGACGCGGTACCACGGCTCGCCGTCAATCGCCCTATGGCGTTTGACAATTATCTCCGTTCCATGATTCAGCGCCCCCGTCATGGTCGCTGGGCTCTGTTGTCCTTCCGGGTTCGACCAGAGGAATATCACTGGTACCGTCAAATCCCCGAATGCTGGGCTCGCCGTGTACCGGTCGATCCCCCAAACGTGATCCCGTTGCAATTTGCGCCGTTTAGCTTTCATCAACTGGTCCATATGTTCGAATGAAAATATCATGAGCGCATGGATACAACTCGCCAGCCACGCCCTCTATTAGCCAATCGCCCGCATTGCCACGCATCCAGCCTTCGCGCGTTTCAACACGGAACGGGACTTCAAACCTGATCGCACGGACAACGATCGGTAACTTCCGAAATTTGCCCCAGGTCATGTCGCTCTTCGTCGTCTTGGTTATTATTAGCTCTCCCATCAATCTCCTCTTTTTGAATAATCTCGGCCCGCATTGTACCGCTCGCCGGCCGGTCAACCGCGATCATATACCGCCATCCGCGCGGGAGACGGTCGAGCGTTCTACCCAGCGACTGGGCCGCGTTGGAAATGTCTGTCACCGATATTCCTTCGAGCACCGGCAGCGATGCCCGCATTCCGTACCAACTCCCGGCTCTGGCAGGGTCCCGATTGGTTGCCAGCCCATTGCGGCTAAATCCGGGCAGTCCCCGCAATGGTCCGCACCCGGCTCCAATATGCGCCGCTCCTCGGACATGCCAGCGCCTGCCTTGGCCCGCGTCAACGCATCAAAGTAAGCGGTACGCGGCCCGCCCGCGTATAATGACGCCCGATTCTTGATGTATTCGGGCGAGTACTCACCCTTGGCGATTTGGGCCGCAAAGTTATTTAACCGGCCGTATTCGTAAGCCAGCCGGCCGCCAACGCGCCCCCAGTCCTGGGGCGTCATTGCGTTCTTGCCGCCCCGGCCAATGGTGGCGTTTATGATGAATGCATCCTTCAACTGACGCTTCATGTCCTCTTGCCAGTTCTGGATTTTATAACCCTTGTCCTTTATGAAACGATCGGTTATTGCACCGATTTTCACCGAGACAACTTTCTCGTCATTCATTTTATCAACACGTCGAAGAACCGTCTTTTCAGCCACAAACCGGCCGGTAGCGATATCCTGATACCGCGCGGCCGTTACTAGCCAGCGATATCCCTTCGAGCCGGTTTCGGCCAATTCGAGCACAAATGCCCGCATTGTGTCAATCAGTCGCATCGCCCTTCTCAATCTTGGCGTTCAACAGCCCCCACAGAAGCGGGTCCTCTTCTTTCGCCCACGACCCAAACCGGCGAAAGGCGCCCTCGATGTCCTCCGGTGTTATGGCGGCGTCAAATGTTACATTTGTCGGATGTTCGTCTGGTCCAAGAACGACTGGCCGCGAGGCGAATTCGCCAAGCGGATCATCGTCCGGGTCGTCACCGGCCGGGTCCGGGTCCGAGTCAGGCTCTGGTTTCGGTGCTCCATCGTCGGCCAACGTTTCTGGTAGGAATTGAGACTTCCGCCGCACGGCTATCAAGTCGTCATCGTCGAGCGGTACGATCGCGGAAATTGCCTGCATGAACGCGCCAAGCGTCTCTAGCGGTATTGTTTTCTCAACCGCTGTAACGACAATGCGCGGCCGGTTCACAACCCCGGGAAATGCGCCCTTGTTCCATTCCCAAATTCGCCCGCCGATTTGGTTCTCAATTTGTTTTGCAAATCCCTTCATCATTCCGTTGAACGCATCGATTCCCGCTTCACGGCTGTCGCTGTGGGCCGAATATGCCCCCGTCCCGGCCGTTGTTGCGACCGAGATAAATTGCATAAAAAATACCTGGAGTTTGAGAATCCCATAATACCGGATCGCCTCAAGAATTGACGCGCCAGCCGCAAATGGAATGTCTTTTACCTCGCCCGTGAAACCGGCCGGCCATGTTGCATAATTCCCTTCCTGAGCCGTGAGGATGTTTCGGGCCGCGCGGGCAATCGCGGTTTCGTCGCCGTCACCAAGTTTGCGGTCGGCCGTGACCGACAGATGCCCCGCGGCGTGTTCGTACCCGATGCCCTGGATAATCTCCAGTCCATATTTGATCCGCTCCAGCCGCCAAATGGCTTCAAGTAACGCCATGCCCTCGGGGTTGTACGGGTCCCCGAAAGTCAAGTGAAGGCTCTCCCGGGCGGGAATGGTTGTCTTTTTCCGGTCCCCGTCAATCTGAACCAAACCACGCACACGGCCGCGCTTGTCCATATCCCATTTATGGAAGCTGGAATGATCACGCCAACCAAAGCGCCGAATGCCGATCCGGTTGTCATTATATTTTGAGCGCCAATCGTCACCGCCTGGCGGCCGCCATTCTGCGCGGCGTAATCCAGGAACCGCGTTCCACCATGCCCAACCCAAGAACGGCACATATGACACGGCGGCTTCGAGCAATTCACCCGGGCCGCCGTCGATGTCGTCCAGGACCTCGCGCAAGAAATCCTGGTATTTCCGCTCAGCGTCGTTCGCATCGTCGTGGAGTTCAACGTCCAAAGTCACTTGGCGGGCCATGGTGATAAATCCCTGGCGGGCAAGCGTTATTTCTGGATCGCTCCTTCGAATCCGGTTGTAATCGTCGTAACACCCCGGCCAAAACAACTTGGTGTTATATGCCTCAGAAATGAACCCATCGTATTCCTCGAGCCCCTGTGTTCCCGTTTCACCAAACTTCATTATGCCCACCTCGATTCATAACCGCTCACGGTCCCTAGATTTTCCAGGTCCCCCCATGTTGCACCGCTTCCGCTTCCAGCCCAAACGCCCAACGCCCACGCCCAAAACTTGTCAGCATGGTGCTTCTCGTTTCGCTCTGTGTCGAACACGTTGTTTTTTGCGGCCGTCGTTGTCTTTTTGATTGAGTGAATTTGATATGCGATATCCCGATCGACTGGTAGCGGGGTTCTCCCACGCTGTGCCTGGATTCGCGCTTCGACCGCCCAAAGTTCTTTATTGGCATTTGTAAACGTCACGCCCTCTGCCTTCCCGGTTTTGTTGGCAATGTTCTCCGCCAATTGTGCCCCAATTCCGCTCTCGTCAATCAGACAATTTGCGATTGGCAACCGATTGAGCAATTCAACAAAACACCGCTCCTGGTCGTCATACTCCACACGGTCTAATGATACACTAAAACGGAGCGGAAATCTACCGGTGGTTGTGTTGCCCAGCATCATGAATTCGGTCAGGTCCCGTTTGCGGCCAATGTCTAGCCCAGCCAAGAATGACGATTCGAGCCGGCCGGTTTGAATGTCGTCAATAATGACCGGGATCAGCGCCAGCGCCTCGTCAACCGTTGTTGCATGGTACCAAATGAGATCGGCGTCCTGGTTCTTCTTTATCGTTTCCCATGTAATCCACGCCGTCGCCTCGTCAACCCAGGCACATTCATACTCCTGCTGGAAATCCTCGAGGAACATGTTCTCGAAAATCTCCCGGAGCGCCCTAGTGCCGAATGTATGGACACGCTCGCTGGTGGACATACGGGGCTCAACCATCCGGGCCATCTTGACATCAACGCACAACGCCCGGACGTTCCACCATGGGATAAAGCGCCGGACATACCCGGGCCATGCCCGCATAGATTCGGTTGCAATTTCCCAAAATAGCCCTTTCGCCCCCAGCGGTGACGACCCGATTCTGACATATCCATCCCCCTTGGTTGTCGCCGGGAGCGCGGCCGTGTAAATCTCGCGGTCCAACCCGTCCTTATAATGGGCCATTTCGTCAAGGTAGATTCTCGCGCGTGGTTTCCCACGGGGCGGCCGGCATGGGTGAGAAATGAAACGGGACCCATTCAGGAATTCAATCTCGGTTGACGACTGCCGTATAATGTCCGGTCGCACCCGCCAGTCAATTGCCCTGACGATGGCGGCCGTGTATCGGATTTTCTCTTTAGCTTCGGAAAGATTGATCGAAGTAAAAATGTGCGCGGTGTCCGGGTTGAGCACCCCGTCCGTCACCGCGTCAACAGCGGCCGTAAACGACCAGGCAATCTGACGCGCTTTAACGTCGATCGCAAAACGTGAAGGATTGTTGAGGTAACCAATCTGGAACGGCTCCCACCGCGCGTCTGACGCGGCGGCCGCTTCCGGGAGATCAATGAACTCAGCCGCCCAGAGCGCTTTCTCCGTTTTCCATAAGGTCATCGTTTTCGATTGCCGCCAATCGGGCCGCGCGTTCTTCGCGCCATTCCGCTACACCAAACCGGACACGGTGCTCGTGTTGTGCGGGCGCGTCAATGCCGAGTAGTTTGCAACGACGCTCGATGCACCGCTCAATACCGGCCAAAAAGCGCGGGTCACCCGCCTGGCCCTTCGAGGTTTTAATTGCCTCGGTCCCTTTCCCATCTTTGGCTTTCTTGACCAGCGTCTCTTCGTTCTTGCCTGACCGCAACCAACCCGCCCAATATTCCCGCTCCAGGTTGTCGATCTTTGCCAATTCCTCGCCCCGCATTGTGTCGAAATCACGGAGCGCGGATTTCTCCCATTGGACCTGGAGCGCCCGAAGATCATTTGAAACCGTCTGCTGGGAAATACCCAATTCCGCCGCAATGGCGGATTGAAGCCAGCCTTTGAGGTAATATTCGGCGATTGCTCGCCGGTCCCGCGACAATTGGGACGCCGATCGCCGTTTCCCGGTGTTTCCAGGCATCGTACCAGCCCAAGTACTAACTGACCCGCTCCGGGTCCCGGCCGGTCAGGTCTGCCCATCGCTGTAGCGCCACCGCCACGTACCCCGGCGAAATCTCCACGGCACGGCAGCGGCGGTTGAGGTTGTCGCAGGCGATGAGGGTGGTGCCGGAGCCGAGGAAGGGGTCATATACAATATCCTCGCGCTTTGTGCTATTCTGCAACTGCGCCTGTACTAGTTCGGTCGGTTTCATGGTTGGGTGCTCGGCGCTCCGCTTCGGCCGCGGGACCTCAAACACTGATACCTGATCACGACCGGCATACCAACTTCGGTTCTTGCCCTTCCAACCATACAGAATGGGCTCGTGTTTGTAATGGTAATCAGAATGCCCAAGGACCATAGAGTCCTTGACCCACACCAGCGTTTCGTGGAGTCGCCACCCAACAACAACAAATGCTTGCCCAAACTCCAGTTCCAGCACCTGAAAGCAGTTTCAATTTCCGGTGTGTATTCCCGGGATGCAGTGTCTGTGAACCCAAGTAACAAGCGCCTAAGGCGAGAAATGTCCTCTTTCTCTTCAGAATCAAACGATATGTCATCTATTAACGTT